GGTAAACTTGCCACCGTCCATCGAAGCAGAGCGAAAGAAGCTGAACGAAGTAATGGCAGCAGTCGACCGGGAACGCATGAACCCGAAGCCAGAGCCACTCATCCCACCACCAGTCAAGGTGTCGCCATTCACGCACCAGGTGCGAGGATATAATATGGCACTCATGACATTCGGACTGGTAGACCCACCGAAACCAAAGGAGGCGGAGAAGTGATACATATCAAGGAAACAGAAATCATCCCATTCCTTAAGACTGCACAGACAGGATATACGAAGATGATCAGCGAGGGGGATCTCGAAATGGAAGTCGAACTGGCGGAAAAGGTCGAGGAAGCACTCACGCAGGCGATGGACATCATATATGACTACCAGAGCATGGCAGATGAGCATAAGCGGATGGTCGAAAAATACGAGACAGAAGCACCAGTAATAAAGAGAGGTATGGACTTTTACTGTTGCCCTGCCTGCGGAAAGAGAACCTCCCGAAATCATACGCACTGCCACTGGTGCGGAAAGAAACTAGGGCGGTAAAGATGACAGATCGAGAAAAGAAAGAATTAATAGAAGCCGAGGAAACGATACTGCAGTTGTTCTTCGATGCGTATGAAAGAGCAATGAAGTACACAAAAGGCAATATCAACCTTTCACTCCGCATGGCAGCAATGCTCGTGTCAGCGATGGTTCACGACCAGACGGAAAGCAAGTCCTTTCAATTTTTGTGGCAAATGGGGAGGGATAACAAATGACGCAGGAAATAACAATGGGGTCTTTGTTCTCCGGGAGCGGTGGCTTTGAACTGGCAGGATCGATATTCGGAATCAGACCAATATGGGCAAGCGAGATAGAGCCATTCCCGATACTGGTAACCACAAAGAACTTCCCGGAAATGAAACACCTCGGAGACATCAATAAATTAAACGGCGCAGACTTAGAGCCAGTGACCATCATCGCAGGCGGCTCTCCATGCCAGGACATGAGCATAGCCGGAAAGCGTGAGGGTCTGGACGGTTCACGAAGCAATCTGTTCCGTGAGCAGATACGGATCATAAAGGAGATGAGAGAAAGTGACAGAGCAGCAGGCAGAACAGGAACGCAGATCAGACCGAGATACATGGTCTGGGAGAACGTGCCTGGAGCATTCAGTAGCAACAAGGGCAAAGACTTCCAGGCAGTCCTCCAAGAAATCGTCAGCATCACAGATGAAGAATCCAATGTACCTCTCCCTCCGAAGGGAAAATGGCAGACAGCCGGATGCATCATGGGCGACCATTTCACCATCGCTTGGCGAGTGCTTGATGCCCAATACTGGGGAGTGCCCCAAAGAAGAAAGCGTATCTACCTTGTCGCAGATTTTGGAGGAAACACCGCACCAAAAATATTATTTGAGCGAGAAGGCTTGTCTGGGAATTTTACGGAGAGCCGAGAAGCGTGGCAAAGAACTGCCGGAGATATTAAGACTGGCACTCATAAGACAGGCACAGATGATGTCGAGTGCTATGACATCAGCGACAGACGCAGGGTAGCTGATAAGAGCGAGGTATCGCCCACGCTCACAACAAAGATGGGGACCGGCGGTAACAATGTACCCATCGTATTAGAAAACCACCCACAGGACAGCAGAGTGACGATAGCAGAGGACGGTAATGTACCAACGCTAACCAGTCGCATGGGCACCGGGGGGGGCAATGTACCACTCATCCTCAGCCAATCACATTGCAGATCAGAAGCGGATGTGAGGGAGGAGGTAAGGGAGCATTGATGCAGACAGATAAGAGCGCAACGCTCAGTACACACAACACGCAGACCTTATTCGACCCGATTCCAATAGCAGACAAGGCGACCCGATACAAGGGCGGCGGAGATACCAGAAACAATGACGGCTCTGCCAATGGACTTGGCATCGGAGAACCGGGAGCACCTGCCAACACACTCACGGCCGCAGACAGGCACGGAGTAGCCTGCTTCGCACAACAAGCAATCGGGGAATATGAGGAATCGGAGAAAGCCTCCTGTCTGAAACGCAGGGATTATAAGGACAGCACCGACCTCATTCTCTGGGAGTACATCATCCGCAGGCTCACACCATTGGAATGCTGTAGACTGCAAGGCTTCCCAGATAACTGGGCAGAGGAACTGGGGATAACAGAACCAACGCAGGAAGATATCGATCACTGGCGAGAGGTGTTCCGAACGCAGATGGAAGCCATGGGCGAGAGCAAAAAGGAAAAGACAGACAACCAGATCTGCAAATGGCTGAAAGACCCGGAGAGCGACTCAGCCAAATATAAGATGTGGGGCAACGGCATAGCACTTCCGTGTGCAATGTTTGTGATGGAAGGCATTGCCATGATACTAAGCGAGGAGGATGCAGATGAGCAGAAATAACAGAGATTACATATCCTGTCGCAACCCCGCAGCAACCAAGCAGCAGGAGGCAGGTTGGAACAGGATGGTGCGAGATTTGGAGCACCGCAAAGCAAAAGAAAATCACAGGAAGGAGGTAAAAACCAATGGCAGAAACGCATAAAGGCTTCGGTCTGCTTTTTGAAATGGGATGCGGAAAGACGCTAACAGCAATCATGATAGCAGGCACGGCTTACCAGATGGGTAAGGTGGAAAAGGTACTGGTGGTAGCACCGACCTCCGTCTGCTCCGTATGGCCCAAGGACTTCGCAGAATTTGCAGACTTCAAGGCAAACATCAAGGTACTGCTCGGAGACAAGAACCGCAGGCTGAAGCTGTTAAACGATCTCGACAACTTCCCATTCAAGGCATTAAAGGTAGCCGTTATCAATTACGAATCCACATGGAGAGAAGGCATCTTTGACGCACTGTATGAATGGAACGCAGACATGATCATCTGCGATGAGAGCCAGAGAATCAAGAGCCACGATGCAGAGCAGTCCAAGGCAATGCACAAACTGGGCGACCAGGCAAAGTACAAACTTATCCTGTCCGGAACTCCGGTACAGAATAATGCAATCGACCTGTATAGCCAGTACCGCTTCCTTGACCCGACAATCTTCGGAACGAACTTCTATCAGTTCCGAAACAGATATGCCATCATGGGCGGATTTAACAGACACCAGATCGTGGGATACAAAGACCTCGACCAGTTAATCCAGAAAGAGCACTCCATCGCATACCGAGTGACCAAGGACGAAGCACTCGACCTGCCGGAGCAGACATTCCTGCAGAGATACATAACGATGTCGGCAAAGGAAAAGAACATCTACGACCGCATCAAGCGTGAGAGTTTCGCAGAACTGGAAAGCGGCGGGCAGATCAGCGCAACGACCGTGCTGACAAAGCTGCTTCGCCTTCAGCAATTCACTGGCGGATTTTTAGTGGCAGACGGCGAGGAAAAGCCGGAACTGGTCAGCAAGGGCAAACTGAACGCACTGGAAGAAATCGTGGACGATTATGTGGTGGACGCAGGAAAGAAACTGGTAATCTTCGCACGTTTCAGACCGGAGATAGACATCATCGGGCAGATGCTGAAAAAGAAGAAACTCCGCTACGGAGAAATCTATGGAGATGTGAAACTGGAGGACAGGGGCGACATCGTCAAGGACTTCCAGACGAACCCGGAAACGATGGTATTCCTCGCACAGATCGATACTGCAGGACTGGGAATCACACTCACGGCCGCAGACACCTGTGTGTATTATTCGGTCAACTTCAACTATGCAGCATATAGTCAGAGCCTTGCCAGAATCCACCGTATCGGGCAGAAGAATGCCTGCACTTATATCCACCTCATCACAGAGGGAACGATAGACGAAGTGGTGCTGAAAGCACTGGCGAAAAAAGAGGATCTGGCAAAAACAGTCGTGGATACGTGGAGGGATTATTTCTAATGGGTGGACGCAAATGGACAGATGAAGAACTTGTCCTCCTGGAAGAACTGACAGAGAAGTACCCACTGGAAACAGTGGCAAGACGGCTGAACCGAACCAAGGAGGCGGTGTTTCTAAAGAGACAGCGCATCGGGATGGGCGGATACATGGCGAACACAGATATGCTCACCAGAAACACCGTGTCGAAGATCCTTGGAATAGAAAACCGAACCCTGCAGTACTGGGAGAGAAAAGGTCTAAAAAGCTACCGGAAGCGACCATACGTGATGTACCGACAGGAAGATATCATCAAATACATGAGAGAGCACCCAGAGGACTGGAACGCAGCCAGGGTAACAGACGACACAATGTTCATGCGCTACGACTGGTACAAGGAAAAAAGAAAAAATGATATATCACGCAGATACAACTGGACAGGAACGGAAGTCCGAAGGATGCAGCACCTCAGACACGAAGGATATTCCATAAGGGAAATCGCAGAAATGATGAACCGCTCGGAATCGAGCATAAAATACAAACTTTACAGGAGGAGCAACAATGGCAGCACTTGATGCAAAGACAGTAAATGCAAAGAGCGTGGAAACGGTAAAACTGAATTGTATTCAGAAAGTCAGTTCTGCCAATAACAAAAGATTATGGCAACTGAATAAAGCATACAGGGAAGCCGAACACGATCTCCAACTCATGGAATCAATTGGTGCAATCTCAAAAAAGGAAGTGGAAGAAACCATGGATAAAATGAGATTTCACTATGTAAAACTTGGGTTGGAAATGAGGGATGGCTATGAAGATTGATATTTTCAACGCAGAAGAAAAATACGACATCCTCTACACGGACCCACCGTGGCAGCAAGGCAGGGGCGGAAAGAAAGCGGCCAGACCGAACAGCACCGGAACAACAGTACCATACGAGACAATGGACGTCCCCGGAATTATGGAACTGCACCGCTATGTCACAAACGAACTCATGAATGAAAAGCACAATGTATTCATGTGGACGATAGACAAGTACCTGCCGCAAACAGAGGAAATCATGAGCCTGCTTGGATATAAACTCCACGCAAGGCTGATATGGGATAAGGGCAACGGACCGGCACCCGCCTACACGGTGCGCTTCGCACATGAGTACCTGCTCTGGTTCTACAAGAAGGGAAATATCATCCTCCCAGACAAGGACAAGCGTGGAGCATTCTCCACGGTACTCAGAGAAAACAGCAAACGGCATCACAGCCAGAAGCCGGAATGTGCCTATCAGATGTTAGAAACATTTTTCCCACAAGCAAAGAAACTGGAACTCTTCGCAAGGGCGGAGCGTGACGGTTGGGACCAGTGGGGAAATGAATTATAAAACCAAAGGAGGAGCAACAACATGGAAACAGTCACAACATTAGACGACAAGGTCAGAGCCTTCAAGGTACTGCTCGACAAGAAAGATGAATTAGCAGAGCAGACCAAGGCAAACAATGAGGAACTCAAAAACCTCGAACAGGAAATCGCACAGCAGATGGTGGACGAGGAAAAGCCGGATACTACGGTGGATGGCTTCAAGTACAGCCTGCAGGAGAAAACGAGATACTCCAAGATTTCAGAAGAAAAGCTGATGGAAAAAGGTCTGGTATTCTTCGATGTCTTGAGAGAGCAGGGATTCGGACACCTCATCACGGAAAGAGTAGATCCACGAACCCTCGACTCTGCGATGAACAATCTGGCGGCCGAGAACGATGGAGAACTGCCGGAAGAAATGGCAGAGGTACTCTCCGTTTATTCGGAACTTAAGGTATCCAAGAGAAAAGCCAACACCAAGGCTCTGAACAGAGCAAAGAAAGCACAGGAGGTATAAAGATGGACTACGAACAGATGGAAATTGACATCACACTGGAAAGTGACCGTGACCTTAAAGAGAATATGCAGGCGACTGCCAAGTTCGCACTGGGGCAGATTATGGAGTATCAGCACCCGACCAAGGTAAAGAACCGCCATGAGGGATACGGCATCGCAGCAGAGGGATATGCGTCCCTGCAGGGCAAGATGAAATCAACCAAGACAGATATGGATGACCTCTTAAAACTCCTGCCGAATGGAGACGGCGATGTCCTCAATGTAATCGGCAGTCTTTACAATTCTGCGGTCGAGGTAGCAGTGGAGTCTATCAAACTTGCAGCACAGGCGCAGAGGATCATGGACGACCTCTACTACGGAGAGAGCGGAAAGCCGACACCGATGGAAGAATACATGGACGAGCAGGAAGCAGGAGCGTCAGAGGATGATGGCTTCGAGGAAGCAGACAATAACAAAGAAGATGCAGAGGAAATGGAGGAATAAGACATGGCAAAGAATGAGGTAGCAACAACAGAAAAGAATTTCAATCTGGTCACGCTGACCGGAGAACTGAAGGAAGCAGTAGCAGAAGAACTGGATGGTCTCGGCACTCTTCCATTTGAGAGAGCAAAGATTCCAAGCGGTGGCGGTCTGGCATTTGAACTGCCGGGAGAGACTGAGGATGAGCCTGTGATGAGTACAGACCTTACCGGAGTTCTTATCCATCATCACCCGGTAAATGCATACTGGAGTACGCAGGCGGAAATGTTCAGCCGGACTGCTCAAGCCATGACGGAAAGCAGGGAGTGGAGCGTGAGACTGGGGAAATCCATGATTGCAGCAAGTGTCCGCATAACCAGTTCGGAAGCGGAAAGAACGGATCTGGAAAAGCCTGCAAGAACATTCACAGATGTTACATCCTGCAGGAAGGCAACCCTGTACCGATTATCCTCGCATTACCGCCAACCTCTCTGAAATACATCAGAGATTACATCGGCAAGCGAATCCTCCTCAAAGGACTCCGCTGCTACGATGCCGTAACTAAGATCACACTGAAAAAGGAAAAGTCAGCAGACGGCATTACATATTCCAGAGCGGCCTTCGCATTTGTGAGTAAGCTGACGGACGAACAGAGAGCCGAGACAAAGGCAATGGTAGAGATGATCAAGGCACAGGCGGACAATATCCCGGATATTGATGAAGCAGACTACAACACCGGAGCCGCCGTGGATGCAGCAGACTTCCAGAGTGTGGACGGAGACGCAAACCTGCCGTTCAACTAAGGCAGACTAAGCCAGGAGCGGAAACGCTCCTGGCATTATCCAAAGGAGGCACAGTATGCAGATATTATTTGATAACTGGACCGGCAGATACGATGACGAATGCTTAATGCCGGGAGACATCGTGGAAGCGGCTATGGTTTACAACTTTAGAGAGAACGCAGGCAATCAGACGGATACTATGATCCAGATGAGCGAGGTCGCAGACATCGTAGGCAATCTGCCAATCTATGACACCATATACAAAGAGAACAGATACTCACCATGGAAGTACGCAGGACAGTGCTATCCGGGAGAGTTACAGAATAGAAATCCGGCACTCATGCCGATGTGTTATATCTGCAGCAGATACAGGGCAGATACCAGAGAGGAACTGGAAGAAAACATCAGAGTGGCGAAGTGGGCAGCAAACAAGGTAGTCAGTGAAGGAAAGATACCGATTGCACCACATCTTTACTTCCCACGATTTATGGATGACTCCATCGCCGAGGAGAGATACTTCGGAATGGAAGCAGGCAAGCGTCTGATGATGCAGTGCAAGGAGTTCCTCGTAGTGACCGTGGATAATGTGATCAGCGAGGGAATGAATGAGGAAATCGACTACATGACGAACAAACTCATGATGCAGGGCAAGTCAATCAATTTCACAAGACTTGGACTGGAACAGGTAATACTTAGTAGATTGGAGCGATAATATGCAGCAGGCAGCGGAGGTCGATTTAGACCGTCTGGTAGATTATAAAACTGAATACTGCTCCGTTATCAAAAAGCACAAGATCACAGGCGACAACCTCACAGGTCTGTGTCCGTTTCATGACGACCGTGCCAATTCATTCTCGGTAGACTTAAAGACCGGAATGTGGCACTGCTTCGCAGAGGATGAGGGCGGAAATTTCGTCACATTTTATGCAAAGCTGAACGGACTGGATACCAAGGAAGCCTATAAGCAGATACTGGAAAAGTATGGAGCATTGAATGAGCCGCAGGAGAAACCAAAAGAGAAGAAACCAGGACTGGATCACTACACCGTGTCCCAGTATTCATTCGAGAAGCGTCTCCCAGAGGACTGGCTGAAAGAGCAATGCTGCCTGCAGACGAAGAAAGACCGAAACGGAGTCCAGTATTTATACATACCATACTTTGACGCAGAAAAAAATCTGGCACTGCACCGTAAGAGATACGGCGGAAAGCAGTTCCGGTGGGAATATGGAAAGACGGACAGGCTGTGTATGTATGGATTATGGCAGATAGAAGCCATAAGGAATGTCGGATATGCAGCACTGGTCGAGGGCGAGAGCGATTCCCAGTCCATGTGGTACATGGGAATCAGCACACTCGGAATACCGGGAGCGTCCATGATGCGGGCAGACTGGGCAGGAGTCCTGCAGGATTTGAAACTTTACATCCATGTAGAGCCGGACAAGGGTGGGGAAGCATTCCTCGCAAAAGTCACAAGGGCACTCCGGGAAGGAAAGTTCGTAGGAGAAGTATACAAATGGAGCTGTCGAACACTCGGATGCAAGGACCCATCGGAAGTTTATATGAAGTATGGCAAAGAGGAAGCGGCCGAGAAGATCCGAAAAGCAATCAGCAACGCAGAGCAGATAGACATCGAGGAAGATAACATCCCGGAAGCGGTCGAGGGAGCACCTGTGAACTTAAGGCAGCCGGAAGGTTGGATTTATTCAGAAAAGGGAATCAGCGTGATCGATGAAAAGAAGTATGCACCAGTCATGGTATGCAGAACCCCGATCATTATCACGCAGCGACTGCGGAGCATGGAAACAGGAGAGGAAAAGATAGAGGTAGCATTCAAGAGGGATGGGCAGTGGCACAAGGCAATCTACCCACGAAGCACCATCTTCACATCCAGAGCCATCACAGCACTGGCAGACTTAGGATGCACCGTCACATCGGAGAATGCAAAGCACATCGTAAAATTCTTGGCGGCACTGGAAGCCGAGAACATAGACATCATAAAGAAAGCAGACTCCACAAGTACATTCGGATGGCAATCCGGAAAGCGATTCGTGCCAGGGCATGACAAGGACATTGTTCTGGACATTGACCCATCGCAGAGGGGCATGGCAGCGGCATACTGCCAGAACGGAACAATGGCGGACTGGCTCAAAATGATAAAGCCACACCGAAGCAGAGACAAGTTCCGGTTCATATTGGCTGCCAGTTTCACAGCACCGCTCCTGCGGATCATAAAGCAACGAATATTCTTCGTGTACAACTGGGGCGGTTCAAAAGGCGGAAAGACCGCAGCACTTAAGGCAGCACTCTCCGTATGGGGCGACCCGGAAAGACTGATGGTAAATTTTAATGCAACGCAGGTAGGCTTGGAGAGAACCGCATCCTTTTACTGCGACCTTCCGCTCGGAATTGATGAGCGACAGTTGGCAGGAAATAACCAGAACTCACTGGAGAAAATCGTGTACATGATCGCCAGTGGTACAGGAAAGATACGAGGTGCAAAGAGCGGTGGCATCCAGGCAACACAGACATGGAGAACCGTGGCACTGGCAACCGGAGAAGAACCACTATCAACAGAAACATCGCAGACAGGTGTAAGCACCCGTGTGCTTGAAATATACGGCGGACCATTTGACGATGAGAGGGAAGCCTCCGTCATGCATCAGCAGTCTGGAATGAACTGCGGATGGGCGGGACCGGCTTACATCGGAATGCTCCTGCACACAGACGAGAGAAGCATCACGGAGAAATACGATGAAATGATGCAGTATGTATACCAGATCAGCAAAGGAAAGAGCGGATCACACATAGCAGGCATCGCAGCGGTGGCACTGGCAGACGCAATCATCGACACATGGGTATTTAATAACGGAGAATGGTTGAAACGGTACGAAAATGGAGAATTTGATACGGAATCAGCCAAAACAAACACGGAAAACCTGCAAATCGACCCGGAATCATGGGAAAGAGCCAAAGAGATGGCAAGGAACATCCTGCAGGAGCAGATGAACGCAGACACCGGAGATGTAAACGAGAATGCCACGCAGTACATCGTGGACTGGATACTGTCAAACAAGGACAGCTTCGGGGAGAAAGCCTTCGGAACGTGCCTTGGCATGATCCAGAACAAGAACGCATACATCTTCCCATCCATGCTGACGCAGGCACTCACGAAAGCAGGGTACTCATCCAGAAAGACACTGAAATACCTCGCAGACAAGGGTCTGATCGGAGTATCAGTCCTTAAAGACGGTAGCACCAAGAACTCAGTGACAAAATGGTTCAACAACCGAAACTGTCGCTTCGTGGAATTCCACCTGGGCGACCTCGCAGAGGAAAAGGACCCGTTACTGGAGGAGGAAGAAATCGCAGAGCAGATGAAACCGCAGCAGATGAGTCTGCCGGGAACAAATGACGGATGGCAGACCATACCCGATGAGGAAGCAGATAAGCTGCCGTTCAATTAGTCACAGAATTTGCGATTTAGTCACAAAAACCATGGAGCAGAAAAAATTGTGTGACTGGAAATTATGTGACCAAAATCGCTAAAAAGTTATAAAAAACCTTAAAAAACCGCACACCTAAAATTAGGTGTTTAGTTAGGTGTTCGGTTAGGTGTTTAGTAAAAAACCCAGTAAAATCAAGGCTTTTAATAACATCTAAACACCTAAAACACCTAAATCACTATTTTTATTGTATTTACGGAAAATTGTGTGACTGCATGAAGGGTTAGTCACAGAAATCACTAAAAAAACATGGTGTATTTCAAAAATTAGGTGTTAGGTGTTTAGTAACCCCGATAAAGCCAGTAAAATCAAGGGTTTCACACCGCACACCTAAATGAACACGTAGGTGTGCGGTAGAAAAATGGAGCATTAGGTGTTCGGAGACAGAAAGGGTGGTGCGAATGTGTTGTTTTGCAAATTAAATGATGCTCCGGTTGTTACATTAAATGATGCTATTACTGTTTGAAATCGAATCAT